CAACAAATCTTGGATAAGAATCAACAGAAAGCCCATATTGAAAAAGGTTTACTTGATACGGCTGCTGTGATTAAAAGACATCAAGATCGTCTTGCCGCCATTTCAAAAATAGAAGATGAGATTCAATCTATTAATTTTAAAATATCCGAAATTAGAGCAGAGATCAAAATGTCAAAGAATGCATTGATTACATATAAGAAAGATCTTGACGATGCTCAAAAAGAAGTAGACGAAGTTGATACCACTAAACTTGATACTCTACAAAAGAAATTAAACAAACAAATAGAAATAAGAACAAAGCTTCTTGATGAACATGAAGTATTGAATGTTGTCCAAACTATTCTAAGAGACGGTGGTATTAAGGCAAAAATTATTTCTCAATATATTCCAGTTATCAATAAACTTATTAATAAGTATCTTGCTGCGTTTGACCTGTTCGTTGACTTTCATCTTGACGAAGAATTCAATGAGGTTATTCGTTCAAGGTTTAGAGATAAGTTTACCTATGCTAGTTTTTCCGAAGGTGAGAAACTACGTATCACACTATCAATTATGTTGGCCTGGAGATCAGTTGCTAAATTGCGTAACTCTGTATCAACCAACCTATTGATTCTCGATGAAACTCTTGACGGTGCTTTAGATGGTGTCGGTATTGAGAGTTTGATTGAAACACTACATGGATTGAACTCCGATGATAACATCTTTGTGATATCACATCGCGGAGATCAGTTCGCAGAAAAATTTGAAAATAATCTAAGGTTTGAAAAAATCAAAAACTTCTCTGAACTTGCTGCTTAAAATAACCATTGACATTTGCGGTCAATTGAGTTATAATAATGGTTCAAATTACTAAAAGGCAATATGGCATTGACTAAATTTTATACATCAGTCGAAAGGTATGGAAATTACATACTGCATCGTGGATACGAAAACGGCAAACGATTTTCTTATCGTCAAGAATTTTCGCCTACACTTTATGTCCATACACCAAAGGCAGGAGAAGAAGGTTATAGATCTTTAACCGAAGGTAATCTACCTTTATCTCCACATAAGTTCGGCGATATGCGAGAAGCAAAGAACTTCATCGAAGAATACAAAGGTGTTCACGGTATGAAGATCTTCGGCAATACAAATTATGTTACGCAATTTATTCAAGAAGAATATCCTGACAAAATTTCATATGATGTAAGCCACGTTAATATTGTCTCGTTTGATATTGAGGTTGATATTCGCGATGGCTTTGCTAACATTGACGAAGCAGACAATGAGATTACCTCTATTGCATATCACAGTTCTCGAAACGACAAATATTATTTGCTTGGTCAAAAAGATTACGACAAAACAAAAACAGTAACTGATATTCCTCAAGAAAACATTGAATTCATCAAGTTCGATACTGAAGTACAATTGCTTCAATACTTTGTTAAATTGTGGACAACTGATTATCCTGATATCGTAACAGGTTGGAACGTCGAGTACTTCGACATAATGTATATAGTTACAAGAATTATTCGTTTGCTTGGTGAAGAAACCGCCAAACGTTTATCTCCACACAAATCAATTAAAAAGCAAAGTCGCGAAGTATTTGGTAAAGTCAATTCTACATATTCACTTATGGGTATTTCTGTCATCGACTATATGGATGCTTTTAAGAAATTTGGTTATAAGTACGGTCCTCAAGAATCATATAGATTGGATCATATTGCTTACGTGGTCCTTGGTGAGAAAAAGATTGACTATTCTGAATATGGTTCTCTTACAAGTTTGTATGATGAGAATCCACAATTATATCTTGACTATAACCTTAAAGATACTCAACTGATTGCTCGTCTTGAAGAAGAAACAGGATTGCTTGCATTGGTTATGACCGTTGCCTATGACGGCGGTGTTAATTATGGAGATGCATTTGGTACTGTAGGTATTTGGGAATCAACCATTTACCGTCGACTAATGAAAGACAAAATTGTTCCTCCATTGAAAACTGGTCCAGGAATGAGAGCAGGCGATCTTGTAGGTGGTTATGTAAAAGATCCAAAGGTTGGCATGCATCCTTGGGTTGTATCGTTTGACCTTAACTCTCTATATCCGCATCTGATGCTTCAATACAATATGTCACCTGAAACATATATTTCTGATGATCGAGAATATGTAACTCAAGACATGGTACTCAAAGGAGATTACCTTAATAAGAATCGTAATGTATCTGTTGCTGCTAACGGAGTAATGTTCTCAAACAAGAAACTTGGAATCATTCCTGAAATCATTGATGAATATTATAATAACCGTTCGGTAATCAAAAAGCAAATGATTGCGGCTGAACAACAGTTTGAGGTTGAAACCGATCCTTCTGAAAAGAAACGACTGAAACGCGAAATAAATCAACTTCACAATTCACAAATGTCAATTAAGATTGCCATGAACAGTTTGTATGGTGCAACTGCGAATATATACTTCTTATATTATATTAACGAAATGGCAGAGGCAATCACAACAAGCGGTCAGCTATCAATTCGTTATGCTCAAAAATCTGTAAATGAATATCTAAATAAAATTCTTGGTACTGATGATGTTGATTATATCATCTATATTGATACTGACTCTATCTATGTAAACTTCGGTCCTTTAATTCAAGAAGTATTTGGTACTATTGATATTGACCGAAATAAAGGTGAAGAGTTCTTGGATAAAGTTTGCTCAACTAAAATAGAACAAGTCATCGAAGAAGGTTATGAAAATCTTGCTCGTATGTTAGGTGCATATCGTAATGCAATGGTAATGAAACGTGAAAAGATTACTGACCGAGCAATTTTTGTTGCCAAGAAAAGATATATTCTAAATACATTGAACTCTGAAGGTGTTCATTATGAAACTCCAAAAGTTTCAGTCACAGGTTTGGAATCTGTAAGATCTTCGACTCCTGAAGTATGTCGAGAAAAACTCAAAGAATGTTTTGAAATCATAATGAATACAGATGAACAAACAACCCAACAGTTTATTGCTGATTTCAGAAAACAGTTTAAAACATTGGATCCTGTTGCTATCGCAAAAACATCAGGAACCGACAATATCAAAAAATATCAAGACAAGACCAGTTTATATCGTAAAGGTTGTCCTATGCATGTTCGTGGTGCAATTATGTACAATCATTTCCTTAAACAAAAAGGTCTAGATAAAAAGTTTGAAACCATACAAAGCGGTGATAAGGTTAAGTTCTTATATCTTAAAACTCCGAATCCTATTCGAGAGAATGTAATATCAGTTCCTGGTCTTTTACCAAAACAGCTTGGACTTCATGAATACATTGATTATGAACTACAATTTGATAAAGTATTCTTAAGTCCAATTCAATCCATTCTTGATGCAGTTGGATGGTCTGCCGAGAAGGTTAACACAATTGAAGATTTTTTCAGTTAAACCATTGACATTTAATATAAAGTGTGTTATAATAGACCACACTAAAGGAGAAAAATAATGAAAGATGTACAAATTGTCCGTCTTACGACCGGCGAAGAAGTAGTAGCAAAGGTAGTATATGATAAAGGTTTCTATACCTTAACAGATGCAATTCTATTGGTTCCAGCTGGAGAAGGCAAAATAGGAATGGTACCATTTGTACCTTATGCTAAAAGACAACCAGTTACCATTGGTGAATCACATGTAATGTTTGTTATTGAACCTGCTGACGAACTTAAAAGGCAGATTGTTGAAATGACATCAGGTATTACTGTCCCATCACCAGGACTTAAATTGGTATAGGAGATAAGATGATAGTAATTTACGGTAAAGACCAGTGCTCGTTTTGCACAATGGCAAAAAATCTCTGCGAAATGAAAGAAGTAGAATATGAATACAAAAAACTTGGTAGAGATTTTACACAGGAGGAATTTGCTGAAACCTTTCCAGGTGCAAGGACATTTCCTCAAATTATCAAAGATGGAAAAAACATTGGTGGCTTCCAAGAACTAAGAGTGTTGATTTAATATGAGTAAAGATTGGGTAAAAGATATTGTAGATATGCAAACCAAATATCAAACACGAGATTGGGTTGCATCGGCTGATAAAGAAAAACTACGAAAGTTTTTAGAATTCAGAATTGACTTTTTGAAAGAAGAGTTAATGGAAACAACCGCTGCAGTTACAAATAATGACTCCGAAGAAATCGTTGATGGTTTAGTTGACCTTTGTGTAGTGGCAATCGGTACGCTCGATGCCTTCGGAGTCGACCCTTATAAAGCCTGGGACAGAGTCCTTGAAGCAAATATGGCAAAAGTGGTTGGAAGAAAGGAAAGTCGACCAAATCCACTAGGAGTGCCTGATTTGATTAAGCCTGAAGGATGGACGGCTCCATCTCACGAAGGCAATCATGGAATCCTCCCAACAATAAATGGAGAAGAAGATGGCTGATTTTAAAGTAGGTTTAGTTGCTGCCTTAAAAGCAAAATATGAAGCACAAATTGCTGAATCCAAAGTTAATATTCAAGTAATGCTTGAAAACGGAGTTGGTGTTGCTGAACATCCTGGTATGGTTGAAACCTTGGATTTGGAAGTTACAAAGCTGGCTGAAGCAGAAGATAAACTTTCAATGGTAAATAAGCATTTTGTTAGTCCGCCAGCGCCAAAAGTTGTCTAAAAACTATTGACATTTACAATAAACTGTGTTATAATACTACTATAAATTGAAATAGTAAATACATTATGGCATATTATGAAAAGGTCAATACTG